AGATTGACCCACAACTGCAAAAAGACTTTAGGGCTAAAGCCAACGAGATTGCACAACCAGCGATAAACGCGGCAAAAGACGTGTACACGCAAGTGCCGTTGTCTGGTATGGCATACAAATGGAATAGCAAAGGCCGTCAACTATTCCCGTTTAGCGTGGCTAAAGCTAAAAGCGGTGTGAAATTACGCATTGACACCCGGCGCAACGCTGTAGGCGTAATTCTGATTGAGCAAAAAGACCCAGCAACAGCAATCTTTGAGACTGCTGGTCGCGCTAATGCAAACCGTTTAGGCGATCAGTTAGGTTTCGTTGGCGCTGGTCGCACACGTTTGATTGGGCCTGCCGTGTATAAAGCGCGGCGAGGCATTGAGGCTGAAATGGAAAAGATGATTTTAGACACGGCGCGCACAGTTAGGCAGGCAATGTAATGCTGTCTATTCCAATCATCTCAGAGTTTGACGGCAAAGGCATTGACAAAGCCATCAAGCAATTTAAGCAACTAGAAACCGTAGGCGAAAAAGCACAGTTTGCTATTAAAAAGGCTGCCGTACCTGCTGCTGCTGCGCTTGGTGCAGTCACTGCGGCTCTTGGTGCTGCGGTGGCTGCAGCTGCAGAGGATGAAGCACAAGCCGCACAACTTGCGTTGACATTAAACAACGTCACTGGCGCAACAGAAAAACAGGTTAAAGCAACTGAGGACATGATTAGCGCTATGTCGAGGGCTACCGGCACGGCTGACAGCGAGTTACGCCCAGCGCTGGCTGTACTTGTCACTGGCACAAAGGACATTGCTACAGCAACAGACGCATTGTCGCTGGCACAGGATATTGCTATCGGGTCTAACAAGTCGCTTGCTGAGGTTTCTGAAGCATTGGCTAAGGCTTACGGCGGCAACATGAAAGGCCTACAAGCCTTGTCACCAGAGATTAAAGCCATGATCAAAGACGGCGCGACACTTGATGACGTGATGAACGTTTTAGGCGGCACGTTTGGTGGCTCTGCTGCAACCGCAGCAAACACCGCTGCAGGCAAGTTTAAGATATTAAAAAACTCGCTTGATGAAACCACAGAGTCAATCGGTGCAGCGTTATTGCCAATTGTAGAAAGAGTGCTGCCAGTGCTACAAAAGTTTGCAGATTGGGCACAAAATAACCCACAAGCGTTTTTGGCTATTGCCGGCGCAATCACGGCTATTTCTGTGGCGATCTTGGCAGTTAACTTTGCAATGGCGCTTAACCCGTTTACAGCAATTGCGGCAGGTGTCGCGGCGCTGGTGGTTGGCATTATTTACGCGTACAACAAGTTTGAGACATTTCGTACAATTGTTAATAGTGTGCTTAACGGTCTAATTACTGGTTTTGAGGTTTTTGCTAACGCATGGATTAACACAATTAACATGATTATTCGAGGCATGAACTTGCTTAATCCGTTTACCGACATTGCATATTTGCCAACGATTAGTTTGCCTAACATTGGCGGTGGTGGTGGTAGCGCATCTGTGGGGTCTGGTGCAGCGCGTGAGGGCGGTGTTGGTCAAGTGCTGGCAAGTATGCCGTCTATGCCTAGCCCATCTGCACCGTTGGCGTTAGCGCCATCGTCTGGTGCTGGCGGCGGTGGCGGTATGTCAAAGGTCAGTCAAGGGCCCGGCTATAAAGCAGGTGCAAGCGGCAACAAGTTTGGTGGCGGTGTTGACGTGCAAGGCGGTTTTAATATAAACATTACGGGCGGCATTGCAACAAGCGCTGAAATTGGTAAGTCTGTTGTTGACGCAATAAGTCAATATGAACAGGTTTACGGCCCTGTGCGCTTTGCAACGTTTTAATCATGCCGGGCTCAACTGTCATTACTGGTGGCACATACCTACTAGAGCTGTCTAGCGGTTATGACGGCGAAGCATTTTATTTAGATGACTCAACGTTAAACGGCCCTGATGTGCTTGACGGTGACGGCGAGGATTACAACGACATTACTGACGTGGTGCAAAACATTACAATTAGTCGAGGCCGTCATAAACCGTTAGACGTGTTTGGGCCGGGCACAATGTCTGTGTCAATTAGCGTGCCAGTTGGCAATCGTGACTATGACCCGTTAAACACCTCTAGCGTTTATTACAACACGCAAACAGAGCAACCGGGCTTAGCGCCATTGCGCCCAATTAGGCTTAGTCGCAATGGTGAGTACCTTTTTACTGGCGTAGTGACCACGTTTAACCAGACATACAACATGGCTGGTATGACCACCTACAGCATTTTTGCTGCCGATAACATTTATGTGCTTTCGCAAGGCTTTTTGCCTGAAACGGTGACCACTAGCCAAACCTCGTCAGCGCGCATTACAGCCGTTTTAAGCGCTGCAACCTACACAGGCGCTACATCCCTTACCGCCACGCCTACAGCCACTTTAGGGGCTTATACGATTGAGTCAGGCACAAACGTAAACGCCTACATAAACCGCATACAACAGGCTGAACAAGGCCGTATTTTCTGTAGTCGAGCAAACGTGCTGACCGCGCAAGAGCGCATAGGCACAACACTGGCAGCCGCCACAGCCACGTTTAACGACACCGGCACAGCCACACCATATGACAACATCCTTGTAGAGTTTGACCAACAGTCAGTTATCAACAATGCCAACGTCACTATTGAGTCTGGCGGCACACTACAAAACGCTAGTAACGCATCGTCAATTAGCCAGTACTTTACGCAAACTGAGGCGATTACAGACAGCCTTTTAAGCACCAACGCGCAAGCTGCCACACTTGCCAGTTACTTGCTTTATCCGATACCGCGCCCACGTTTTACCAGTGTGTCAACGACTTTTGCCAGCCTAACCGATGCCCAAAAAACGGCGTTAGCGCCTATAGAAATTGGTCAAACCGTGTCAGTGACTAAAACTTTTACATCTGGCACACCGTTAAGCGTCAACCAAGACTTAAGCGTTGAGGGCATAGATCACGTTATTGATATGAACACAGGCCACCGCATGACTTTATGGACATCACCAACCACCATCCTCGACCAGTTCATTTTGGATGACATTACGTTTGGTGTGCTATCTACCACGAACGCGCTCGGTTAAGGTAAAGTCTAATTATGGGAGCAAACGCGCAAACCTCAGTACCACTATTTGTGGCAAACAGTGTGCTCACGGCAGCACAACAAAACATAAGCGCCGCTACAGGCATTCCAGTTTTTGCAACAACAGTTACCAGAGATGCTGCGTTTGGTGGCAGCAACAAAGTTTTGGCAGAGGGCCAGTTCGCTTACATTGAAGCAACAAACACCACGCAATATTATGATGGCGCGGCTTGGCAATCTGTTGGCACTACACCGGGTTTAGTTTTTATTTCAGGCGCATCCTTTAGCGCGCAGTCAACAGTAAGCATGGCAGCCAGCACGTTTACAAGCACATACAAAAACTATCAAGTGTTCTTAAACATCACTAGTGTGTCTGCACAGTTGCAAGTATCGGTACGGGTCAACAACGCTGGCACGCCTCGAACAGCGGCAAGTTACTTTTGGGGCACAGGCGTAATGAACACTGCAGCCGCTTACACAGGGTCAGGCGCTGGCAGCTCATCAACACCACAAATTGTTGGTGCAGACGGCACACGAGGCTACGGCGGATTAATTTCTGTATTTGACCCAACTAACGCATCAAGTTACACGCACGTTTCTGCAGCCGGCAACGGCAATGTGTCTGGCACTAACGGCGCAATTTTTGGCGCTTACTTTTACAACGCTACCGAAGCACACGATGGTTTAACTTTTGTTACATCTACTGGAAACATGACAGGGTTTTACCGTGTCTATGGATTATCGGAGTCATAATGCAAATACAAATAGGCGATTTAGTGCGAGACATGACGGCTGACGAATTAGCGCAACACGAAACAGATTTAGAAACTGAACGTAATAGAACAAAAACAGAAACCGACAAAGCAACAGCAAAACAAGCCGTGCTTGACAGGTTAGGAATTACGTTAGACGAAGCCAAGTTGCTTATTGGCTTGTAATGACTGTCAACAATTTGCCTAAGTTTATTATTTTGCTTGTTGGCTTGCTATGCCTAACGGCCTTAATGATTGCCGACAAGATTGACATGGCATCTGGCGTACCGATGCTCACAATGATTCTTGGCTACGCAATAGGCAACGGTGTAAACGCTAAACAAGGCGGCGAGTCAAGCAACGTGTTTCGCTCTCGACCTAAAAAGTGATACCAGCCAATCCTAAAGTCATAGGGTCTAAGCCGTACACAGGCAACAGTGACGGTGCATCTGCAGGCCCATTGCCCGGCATGGATGAATTTATCCGTCAGTGCATTAAATATGGTGGCGGCGCGTTTTGGAACAACGGCAGTTGGGGCATCAGAAATATGCGGTCATCTGACCAGTTAAGTGTGCACGCCACAGGTCGAGCAGTTGACTTGTCGTACAGGCCGTCAGAGAAACAGCCAACAGCAAACCGTAAAGCGTCTATGGCATTTCTACGCATACTTATTGCCAACGCAAACGAGTTAGGCATAGAGCAAGTGCTTGACTATTTCCCGAAACCTTTTGGGCGCGGTTGGCGTTGTGATCGTCAAGCGTGGAAAAGTTACAGCAAGCCAACATTGGCAAACGCACCAAGTGGCGATTGGCTACACGTAGAGGTAGCACCAGCATTTGTAGATCAGCCTTTAACCCTTATACAACAAGCGTTTAGACGGGTATTCACCGAATTGCCACAGTAATGCCCTATGGTGTTC